CTCTGGACTCCCCAGGAAGTGCCCGGGAGTAAGACTCAAAGATCTCTTTGAGTACCGGCGAGACATCGCTGGAAATGCCATGCTTAACTCTGGCATTGAGACTGGACAAGCTGTTCAGTGTGACGAATCGGTCTGATTCGGAAGGTAACTCGAGTACCTTGAAGATGTAGCCGATATAAGGCCACATAAACGACGGCATAATGCTGTCGACTATGGGAAGACCCATACCTCCACAACACGGTGGAAGATAAATAGGCAATTTACATGCCTCATTACGGATTATTCCGTAATTATAACATCTGTCAAAGATGTTTCGGAAATAGCTAAGTATAGCTATCTTGAGAAATCGATTCTCAAAGTAATCAAGCTGATTACTAAGCATCCTCCCTTTACCGAGGATAGAACTCCGGTTCTCGGAGTGTTCACGGCTCATGGTCGTGAGAAGACGTGATTTAATCACGTCTACGTACTCAATCGTACGTTTCCCATTATCGTTCTTGATAATGGCATGATCTTCGCAAAAGATCATTATTCTCCGGGACATTCCGTCCTTAGAGGAGAATTGCCAACCCATATCGGTTGCTACTCTCTTAAAGAGTTTAACCCGGCGCAATTGCGTCCGGATACCTGCGACGTCATCGCCGCAGATACAACACGGATCTTGTCCGTATGTCCCAAAGTACTTTGGGAATGACCACACGGGTTCGAGTGGATTCCGAAAATAATATTCGGATATCTCCTCAACGAGGAGATTCTCTAACGTCAAAGTTAGAAAACTTATGGGTTCCCCCATAAACGAACCGCGACGGTTCGGAGACCCATCTGGAAATTGGGTAAGACGCTTAAAGCGTGGGGCCTTATACATGGCCCGACAGCAAGTAATTAGGCTGTAGAACACCCAGAAAGGGTGTGATTTGGGGAGTCCCCATAGGAACCCACGCCAAATCACCTCTAGGAGATCCAGAGGAATAAGGTCAGTTGAGGCCTTATAATCGCTCGACTGAGCGATAAGATCGGCAAAGTTTCCGATCTTTCCCCCAAGAAATTTGAGGAATGACCACATCTTATTTGTGGAGCGCAAGCCAATTCTTGCGCGACCATCTCTTGCGATGATGGGTTCAGCCATGAACCTCATGGCTCGGGTCACGAGAGTGAACCATGCTTGGTTTTTACCAAGCGGCCTGGTTTTTGCGCCAGGCTCAGCCAGACAATCTAGTCTGGCTTTAGGCCATTGGATTGGCCTGTAGATCATGTGGTGACGCATGACCGGCCCAGAATAAACTGGGATGACATATTTTCCAATATGTAAGAAATGAGTCGGTTGGAACTCATAACCCAAATCACTTGAGTATGACCCTTGCTTAAAGGCAAGGGAAGTGGCCACCAGTAAGGCGGCCTTACCAACAGTAGATGGTAAAGCTCCTTCACCAAGGAACTTTGAAGCTTTACGCTTCTTGGTCGAAAGACCGGCACCTCCGTAAAGGAGGTCTAAGAAGCTACTATTCTTCTTTTTAAGGCCTAAAGATCTTAGACCCGCACCAAGGTTATAAAACGACCTTGGACGGGGAAATAATAAATCCCCGTAGACATCTCTGATGTCTATGATTCCCTTAAAGGAACCCATAAAGTCGACAAGACTTTGACCAGTATCAAAAGATCCTGGAGTGAACAGTCCGATAGGACCGACACGTACCGCACCCAGCGGTACATCGAGTGTAGAAATCCACTCGGAGACAACGGAGGCAAGACCTCCGTCGGATTGGCTGGCTTCGAAGCAGCCAGATGTACTCACAGATATGTGGGTTCGTGTCGGCATTTCGCGGACATTAAGCCTCTTACCAAGAGCCTTGGAGAAATGGAAAACCGTTTCTAAGACATTTGACGGTGTCTTATACTCATTAGAGAGTATATTCATCTGTTCGATGAATCCATCCCGGCACATGCTGGAAGTCGGACAGGGAAGAGCCCGTCCGAAGGTACGAATCTGGCAAAGATTCGCAAGCTCATGATCTGTGAACTCCAAGTCAGTGAGAATTGACTTATATCGCTGGAGGTGTCCAGCGAACCATGTAAGTTCCATGGTATTGGTCTGGGAAGACCAACCCCTCCAATAAGGAATTGGAGGAGGATCCGTATTTTCGGATCTCATGTCGCTCAACGCGGCATATTGCAAATGACTTGCAAGCTTCTTGAGACCAAGAAGAAGCCGATCAAAATTGATCGGAACGAAGACCGTCTTACGACGGCCATCGCGAAGAGTTATCTTCTTCGAACTTCCCGAGAAGGCGAAGTTTAAGAAC